CTAAAGCTGATTATTTAGAATCAGCCCCCACACAAAAGATTGTGGATCATAATAATAATGCTCCACTATTTGCTAATAAGGCTGAGATTGAGGGTAAAGGAGTTACTCCTCACAATCCTAAGATTACATGTTATACTAGTAACTGTAAGATTGAACAAGTTGCTAATCAATACTCTAATTGTACAGAGTCTATAAGACGACGTATGATTATTAATTTGGATGTTAGGATTAAGGAAGAATTTCGCTTACCAGGTGAAACTAGAATGGATAGTAATAAAGTCATTGAGAAATTTGGTAATGATCCTATGCCTGACATTTGGGAAATAATAATTTCCGAATGTTCGTCCCAATCTAATACTGGAATGATAGAGCTTGGGCAGAATTTTAAGCCTTCTACTACTGAAGGACATAAATTTAATATTTTTGAAGTTATGGAATACTGCTACATGAAAGCTGATATGCACATGAAGAACCAAGAAGTATTGCAAGAAATTCAAGGTACTTTGGTTGATAAACTACAATTATGTTCTGAGTGTAAGAGAGTTGGATGTATGTGTACATGTGAACCTGATCTTGAAGCGCCTCAATCTGAGGTACAAGGAGTAATGTCTATGCATAATTTGGAAAATTCTGTGTGTGTTATAGGCAAATTGGATAATTTACCTGCACTTTCAAATGAAGAACAAAATGCTGACTTATTGGATTATGACCAGCAAGCCACAATTAATTTAGCACCGCGTGATTGGTTTAGTGATGGAAATGTTACAGATGATCCTATTGAAATTCAAACAGTGCACATCCCTTTGTGGAGTCTACTCCCAGGTATGAATTGTCATGAAGTTGTGAGAACATTACAAGCACCATTTCGAGATTTAGTTAGCTGGATGGAATTCATGCCAACTATAGTATTAAATTTTGGTGATTTCTTAATTGCTCGTTTCTTCACACACAGGTATGTAAGGAGGGTATATTGGGCTCTTTGGGCTCATGTTTTTTCAGATCATATCCGTAATGTAGGATTGTTTTGTGCTTTGGGTAATATTATACTTACAGTTGCATTATATATCTCTCTACCCTATAATGTCTTTATTGCAGCACTTGCAATCTTACAAGTATTTTTCACATGTATTGCTATTATTCTTATTGTAAAGTGGTATAGAGATAGAATGAGACTCCTAGATCGTGTTGGTGGAGGAGTTCAGCGTGTGTATAGAGAAATTAGAGCTACCAATTGGCGCGAAGTTGCTAAGATGGTTTCTATAGCAGTTGTAAGTTATACAGTACTTAAAATGATTTGTAATGCAATTAGAGCTAAACGAGTCGTTCAATCTGTATTGGAACATCAATCTGCTCTCGATCCTGTGAATGCTGAAGAAGTTAAAGATCGTGATAATAAAGTTAGCGATTGGGCTAAACCAGCATGGGAAGAATTACATATGACCCATAAAGCAAGGACTACCACCATTGAACAATTAAAGCACAAAATTCAAAAGAATTTGTATCATGTTACTTTTGTTGCTGAGGATGGTAGCACTAATAAGTGTGATGGAC